ATGCTGAAATACTGGCAGACATGAATATTTTGATTAACGGGGTAAATAATGCAACACGAGGAAAGATGAAAGTAACGGACGTGGTAATGTCCGATCTGCGTTATCAATTGCTTTCGCAAAGGTACGTAGCTTTGGCGGCGGGTCAATCAGTTACGCTGTTGCAGAGTATGCAAGGTGCCCATCCTGGCGTAACTTTTTCCAAGTGGGATCGTTTGGCAACTGCTGATTCAATCGGAACTGGTCCGCGTTTGGTCGCATACAATAAAAGCCCGATGGTGCTTGCCGGTATCGTGCCTGTTGAGTTTGAGGTTTTTGCTCCTCAAGCTAAAGGTCTTGGTTTTGAGGTAGATTGTCACGGGCGCTGTGGCGGTACGTTTTATCGTTATCCGGTTGCTGCTGGTTATATGGATGGTTGCTAAATAAAGGAAATAAAATGAGCCGAAGAAAAAATAATACTCCTGATAGTTATGTGGATGAAGTGGAAGATATGGAAGGTACGAATATCGAAGAGGATGCTACTTACGCAACAGATTTCGCGCCCGAGATCTCGCCTGCGTACGAGCCTGAGGATGCGCCCGAGCCCGCGTACGAGCCCGAGCCCGCGTACGAGCCCGAGCCCGCGTGTGTAGAGACCGTAGTAATTTATAATCACCGTATAAGTGGTATTAAACTACCGCCTCTTAAAGACGGAAACACGTTAGAGAAAGCCGGTCTCACTCTTCTGCCCGGGGAAAATAATCTTACAATACCTGCGTTTGATCTCTATAAAAAAACAGTTGCTTGGGAAAGGCATTTGTTGGTAGGTAATTTGGAATATTTACGTAAAGGTACTGCAAGACCTATCCTCAAATCGCTAGACGGCGTGCCTTTTGCTCAAGCACGGGAGTTGATTGGAAAAGAAAAAAGCTCTGCGCAGATTAAAGATTGGATGGATGGTACTAAAAACCACATTTTGCTGAAGTTCCTACAATCTGTTTACGACGATATGAAAGCTGCTGTTAAAGGAGAGAACGTATAAAAATGGCTACCGTCAGCGTAGAAAAATTTATTATCGATTTTCCGGAATTTAAACAAACAGATCGTTTGTTAATCGAACGTAAATTAGACTACGCTGAGCGAGTCTCGTCTATTGATGTGTGGGGCGATAATCAAACGCTCGCTGTTGAGTTAATGGCCGCGCATTTAATCGCCTTATCTCCAATGGGCGAGACTGCTAGACTAAGCAAACAAGATTCGGGAACCACCACTTATGAAAAAGAGCGAAATATTTTGGCCAAATCCGCTGCTTGCGGTTTGTTAAGGGTTATCTAAATGGGCGCTGTACGAGATATAGATAGAGGTTGGATCGGAATTAAACGAGAGATGGCTAAACCGGTACATGCGTTGTTTGTAGGAATACGCGGAATATCAGTCGGAGATAAAGGTCAGTCTTTGGCGCAGATCGGAAGCTATCACGAATTTGGCGGGAGGCCCAGATCTATTGGTCGTATGCAAAAAATCAAATCGGCTTCCCTTAATCGTAAACTTAGCAAAAGCAAATTTTCTAGAAAAGCTATACAACGTTCTGCTAAAAAATCCGGTCGTGGTAATCCGCCTAAACGTTCTTTTATTGGCGCTACTATGGATATTCGAAAAAATCAATATATGCGTCTGCTCGGTAAATTCGCTTCTTTGGTAGTCAGTCTTAGGGCCACCAAAGAATCAATGTTCGAATTGCTAGGTCAAATAGTAGTTAGCCACATTAGATCTTATATTATTGCCGGTATCGCGCCCGAGTTAGCTGAGTCGACCAAAGCGTTTAAAGCAAAACATGGTAACGCCAAAAATACACCTTTGATTTTTCACGGCCGTTTACTCAACTCGATTACTTATAAGATAGAATAATGAATTTTACTATTACACCAAGCTTGGCAAATCAATTGGAGCTTTTGCGGGTTCTTTTTGTAGAGTTGTCTGGTACTCCTTATGTATCTTATGCAGGCAATGCCGCTGATATTCAGCGAAATGACGATTTACCGTATATAGAAATCGAGTTAAAGCAAGGTGTAATAACTAGCGTACAACCAGAAATTATAGAGACTGTTGATATTAGTTTCCCACAAACCACAGAAGTAAATTTAAGTTATACTTTGGTTTGTGTTGTAAATATCTACGCTCGTGTAGTTGAGTTTTTTACTCCAATAGAATTAGCTTTGGGTTTGATCAGCTCTTTATCGTCTCCTGAAATAGCTTTACTGCTGAAAGATAATAATATCATTATAAGTGGACTTAATGAAAATAATACAGGAGACTCTTTTTTTGAAATAAATAGCATACCTTGGGATAACAGAAACGAATGGGTAGTTAGTTTTAACTTAAGCCTCGCAATGTTGTCGACTATCGGGGCTCCTAAACTTGACGGTCATTGGATTGATCATGCACTGGTTAGTTTGCACAGCACCGAATTATCGGCAGGGTTGCTGTTGGTTGATAGTGCGATGCCACCTATAGAAGGCGACTAAAAGGAGAAATATAGAAAATGCCAAATTTGAATAGTATAGTACAAATAACAGTTAACGATACTCCGCGCGGTATCACGCAAAGAGGATTCGGCACGCCGATGATTTTGGGTAAACACACCGCTTGGGCTGCTTTGTCTAGAACCTTTTCAGGGGTGTCGTTGCTAACAGATCTTGTGGCTGCTGGTATATTGCCTGGAACACCTATTTACCGTGCAGCTAATGCGCTTGCAGCGCAAACTAACAAACCACAATACGTAAAAATAGGTAAATTAGGGACATCCTTTAACCAGACTTTTACTCTGACAATCGCGCCAGGTAGTGTATACGATGGAAAATCGTACGCTTTTAGTGTCGAAGCGCCTAACGGAGGCGCGGTTACAGATATTGCTTATACAATAAGTGATGCGACTCCTACTGAAGATGAGGTCGCAACCGCGATTGCAGCGTTGATCGGGGCAATAACTGATATAACCGCAACTGCTACTCTGCACGTAATTTCTTGCGTCGCTGACGATCCGGATGCACAGTGGTACGTACACGATCTGAGCCCTGATGATATTATCTACGAGGACACCACTATTGATAGCGCTTTGGCTGCTGACTACGCTTTGATTAAATTGGTAGATAACGACTTTTATGGCGTCCTGTTAGCGGATTGCCAGAGCAATGCGCGTATGACTGCGCTTGCCGCTGTAACAGAAACCGAAGAAAAGATACTTGGTTATACAACGCATGACGCATTGTGTGGGGATCCAACTGAGGATACCGATGTAATGTTTGAGTTGAATGCCGCGTCGTATGATAGAACTTTTGGTATCTACTCTGGCAATCAAGGCGCGCATGCCTCAGGTGCTTTGATGGGATTTATGTTGCCTCAGACTCCAGGTAAATATACAGCAGCTTCTAGATCTTTGAGCGGGATTACATCAGATACTAATTTGCAGCCTGCTTTTACTTTGGCTATTGAAACCAAGAAGGGTAATACTTACACAACTGTCCAAGGCATACCTATTGTGTGGCCAGGATGCATGTCATCGGGTGAATGGCTCGATATAATAATCGGTAGAGACCATTTTGTGCAACGTTGCAGAGAGCGTATTTTTACTCTGTTAACAAGCGTCCCTAAAGTGCCTTATACCAATGCTGGTATTGCAATGGTTGTGGCCCAACTATACGCGCAAGCAACAGAGTCTACAGCCTATGGGTTTTTGGATCCAGAGAGGCCCGCTGTAATCGTTTATCCCGATGCTGCATCGGTATCGGCTGCAAATAAAATCAATCGTATACTGCCGGATATATCTGTAACGGTATATATCGCAGGCGCTGTGCACACAGTCGCATTGACAGTGACTTTAGCGCTGTAAAAGGAGATTAAGACATGGGCAAAATTGTACAAGTGTATTCCGGAAGCGGCGTCACCGTGGTCTTCGGCCCCGTTAACTCGGGGATGGGCGGACAAGAGACCGATGAATTTATACGTATCTCTCAAGAGGGGGACGATGTTATAGAGGAATACGATCTTAACGGGAATGTGGTTTTGTCTCCGAATGAGGCAATTAAATTTACAGCGGTGTGGACTGTAAAACAAAGCTCCCCTATCAACGATATGCTGTCTGCTATACTCGCTCTGCAAAAAACACCGGGCATGGCTGGCTCGATACACCCAATGATGATTAAAGACACCCAAGGCACTACTATCTACCAAGCAGCAAATGCGTGGATAAGAAAAGCACCCGACGATACACGCGGTCAGAAGATCGGTAAAATGGAATGGACTTTTGGTTTGTCTGGTCTGACTCGTTTTAGTGGTGGAAATACTATAGTAACTTCGTAAATAAAGAAAGAAAGAAAGGAAATTTATTAAATGCCTATCGTGCCTGTTGTAATTAGAATTAGTGATAGAGATTATCAGTATACTCCTTTACTGTTGACCCCTGCTCGTTTGTTGTGGGACACAGTAGTTAAAAAATATGGTGGTTGTATTGCTGCATTATTGGAGGGTGTGAGAAAACCAGAAAATCTAAGCGCAGAATCCGAGGTAGCGGATTTTATGACGGAAGGTATCAGCATGCTCGGATCAGGTATTAGGGAGTTTGTTTACAATCACGATAACGCTACCCATACAATGCTTTGGAATACTCTACGCCCACACATTGAAATGCGAAACGATATAGGAAATTTTATACCTTTGTCTAACGAGCTTGCGGAAGATATTTTTGCGACAAATGTGTCAGGGGAACTCTGTCTGTTGATAGAGTGTTTAAAGGTGCAGTATAAAGATTTTTTATCGCTATGGGCGAACGCATCAACTACGATCGGGCAGATCAAAAATGCTATCAAGAACTTACCCTTCCAAAAGGACTAGACTGGGAAATATGGAGAATCGTAACAGACACCAGAATCAGTGCGAGCTTAGTGGAATTGGAGCAATGGACAATGGCAGATTTAGTTAGAGCGCACCAAGCCCTTGACTCATTGGATGATGCTAATTATCAAGCTCAAATAACAGCAGCTGAGGAGGCTAATAGCTAATGGTGGTCCGCGAATTACTGGCAAGACTCGCTTTAGACGTTGATAAAAAATCTTTTAACAACGGTGATAAAGCAATAACTCAAGTAAAAAGCGGTCTTGGTGGTATGGGCATGGCGGCAGGTAAAATCGGTGGATCTCTAACGGCTGCTTTTGCGCAGCTCGGATCTATGTTTGGTGTGATTGCGGTAGCTGTGGGGGCGTGGAAATCGATTACTCTAGCTAGCGATGCTGCTGAGACCATGAACGTGCTTGATGTATCCTTTAAACAAAATACTCAAACTGTTTTAGACTGGGCAAAAAATTTCGGTGAGGCGGCAGGGCGTAGTCAGTATCAGATGCGCGAAATGGCTGGTAACCTCGGTGCTATCTTAAATCCAATGATGGGCTACAATGCGGACGAAGCTGCTCGTATGTCAATGGGTTTGACTACTTTGGCTGTCGACCTTGGTAGTTTTTACAATGCAACAGATGATGAAGCGCTCAACGCATTGCGTTCTGGTATTGTTGGAGAGTCGGAACCGTTGAAAAAGTTCGGTATTGTAATGCTGGAGTCCACGCTAGATGCTTACGCTTTATCTGAGGGACTCGGCAAGACCGTAAAGCAGATGACGGTATCTGAAAAGACTCAATTGCGTTACAATTATTTAATGTCCGTCACGAAAAATGCTCAAGGTGACGCGATTAAAACAGCGGATGGTTTTGCTAACGCATCGAAAGGCCTGCTTGGTGGGTTGAGAGATACCGCTGTTGCTATTGGATCTAAAGTCCTGCCAGTAATTGCTAAACTTACAGTAGGTGCAAGCAAAATATCTTTAGGTTTTGCTAAGCTAGTTGGTAGCTCAAAACTAGTCGAGGCGGCTTTGATTGTATTAGGCGGCGCTTTTGTTGTTTGGGGTATTAAATCTTTAATAGCATCGCTTCCTACAATACTGCCATTTTTGTTACTAGCGGCGGCAATAGGTGCCGCTATTTTAGTAGTAGATGATTTTCTTACTTTTCTAGACGGTGGCGAATCGGTAATAGGTGATTTTATAAATTCCCTTTTCGGGCCCGGCTCAGCAGCAGCGGCGGCGCAAGCGCTTAAAGAAGGCCTGGCTTGGGTTAGTGACTATTTTACGAATGTGTTTTTACCTAGTCTTAAGTTGCTGCCTCAAGCTGTTAAGCTTATTATCTCCGATGTAAAAAACTTTTTTGCCTCCGGCACTAGCGTAATTAAAGATTTTGTAGTTGGTCTTATAGATAGTTTTGGAAAACTGTTTGGAATTGAAAAACTATCTGATAAATTAGTATCGTTTGCTGGTAAAGCCAAAGATATTATTGCCGGTTTTCACAAAGGTCTTGCTGCACCAGCAATAGGTTTAGTGGAGGCGGGCGCTGATTATTTAAAAGATAAAGCAGGTATCCGTAAAGATCAAGCGGACGAACAGATTGAAGGCGGCAGTATTGCTGCCTACAATAAAGCACGGGAAAAAGAAATCGCCGATGCACGCGAGGCAGGCTACCAAAAACGATTAAAACAAGGTAAACTTACTCAATCAGATCTTGCGAGATATAGACAAGAAGAAATCAAAAATAAAGAGGACGCCAGAATAAAAGCTCTTGACGAGCAAAATAAAAAAGACACTGCTATTAAAGAGGCTAAGGAAGCAGCTCTAAAAAGTAAAGCAGATCAACTAGCGCAAGCTCAACAGCTCAAAGAAGATCAAGCTTACGCAAAACAACATGGATTGAGAGTTATACCAACAGTGGCTATACCTACTACCAATAATAATGGCGGTAATCAAGTAAACAATATTACTAACGAGGTTACTATAACTACACCTACAAACAACCCTAAACAAATGGGTGATAGGATGTCGAGCGCTCTAGAGCAAGCCAGCAAAAAAGCCGCGCGAATGTTAGGGCAAACAGCAGGGGCACAATGAGTTTTGGATCAGCTTTAAAAGACGTGTTGATGGGTGAAAAAGCCAAGACTCAAGTAGGCGATCTGATTATAGATGGCTGCACAACTTTCACGCCAACATATGAGTGTGAAATGACGGAACATCCAATAGAGTCTGGTTGTGTAGTTACGGATCACGTCAAGATTTTCCCTCAGGTTGTGCAATTGGAAGGTGTACTATCAGCTGCTACTTTAGAAACCGGCTACCCTGGACAGACAACAGTCAACGCGTTTAAAGATTTAGCGACCGGGGCCGATCACGTTAAAGAGGCGCTGTCATTGCTTGAATCTTATGTTGGCAAACAAGTAGATATAATCAACTCAAAAGTAAATCTTAAAGACATGACCGTGTTGTCGTTTATACCAAGCCAGTCAAACCAGACGGCTGGCATGATCTATTTTACTTTAAGCGCTAAAAAATTAGTTATAGTAAGTACAGCAAAAAGTGGTTTAGTAGCAATGGCTGAGCAGGCTTCGGAGGAAGTCACATCAGATGGATCTAAAGCCAAAACTAAACAAGCAAAAAAGAAAACTGATACTGGTAAAAACACAAATACGCAAGCATCGACATCAGATACCGGTAAAAATGAGTCTACATTACATGGATTTTTTAACTAATGATTACTTATCAAATAAAAACTTATCCGGAATCAGTTAGGTTTGAGACTAGAGTATATTTAGGCGATAATGAATTTATTCTGTTTTTTGACTGGAATGAAACAGTGTCAGCGTGGTATCTGAGTATATCAGATACTGATGGCAATCCTGTAATCGGTGGGCAGTCTATAAAAATTATAACTAACTATCCTCTTAATCGCAAGATCTCAAAATCTTTAATACCGGGATGGTTGCTTGCGTTAGATGCTACCGAGACAACCTTAAGAGTATTTTATAATGTCTGATTTATTCGGCCGTAAGTATGAACTTATTATAGGAGAGTTAAAAGTAACCGCTCTCGATACCTCTTTCAACATTGTAAAAAACTTAGATCGTGAATCCAATACGGCCGAATTCCATGTTTTGAATTTATCAGAAAAAAGTCGTAATACAATTACGAAAGAGGCGCATCCTATAGTACAATTTAGAGTAGGCTACGGCTCCTCTACTCAAATGCTTTATTCCGGCGAGTCAATCTCTGTAGTATCTACTAAAGCAGGTCTAGACTGGGACACAATGGTCGAGTGTGGAGACGGGGAAGTAGCCTATAAAGAAAAGCGTATCAGTAAATCTTATAAAAAAGGTACAACAGTAGTAAATATAGTAATCGATTTAATAAATATACTAGGTATAAAATCCGGAAATCTTAGTTTATTCACCCCGAAATTAAATTTGTTAGAGACCGGTAGCATATTAACTAACGGTACTACACTACACGGCAAAGCCTCTGAGGAACTGGACGGTATTTTTAAATCGTGTAGTTTGCTGTGGTCGGTACAGGATGGGGCGTTGCAAATACACGACGCAACATGGACACTACCGGCGATACCGCTTATATTGATTAACGATCTGCTTTTGGAATATCCGGAAATCGGTAGCGACAACACACTTAAATGCAGAACACTTATCGATACACGGATTGTGCCTGGTGTTACGGTATCAGTCGCGAATAGAATTTTTAGAGTAGAGTCCTGTACGTATAATGGGGATATTGCCAGTAATGAATGGTATGTGTCGATAGAAGGGAGAGTACTGAAAGGTGATTACACCAGAACTAACTAAAGTAATCCGCAATGCGATGGACGTCACATCTACTAATTTGCAGGTAGCTTTGCCGGGCTGTGTGCAATCGGTTGATCCTTTGACCGGCTGTGTAGATATTGAGCTGCAATTAAAAAACCCTTTGCCATCAAATGAAAATGATGGGACGTACGTTAACGAGACTTATCCGGTATTAATGAGTGTGCCTGTAAGTCAACTTCGTGCGGGGGATTTTTTTGTCTCTCTACCAATAACGGCGGGTGTTAAAGGGGTAGTAGTTTTTTGTGACTTATCTATCGGTGACTGGTTGACACTTGGCAAACTTACAAGTGCCGGGGACATACGTAGACACAAACTTTCTGGTGGTGTGTTTTATCCTGGCTTGTATCCGTTTACCGAACCACTAACTCTAGTGCTGCCTGCGAATCAAATGGCGCTTGGTAAAGACAATGGTACTCAATTAAGAGCAAATGGGACCACAATAGATATAACTACAGCAGGCGCTAGCGCTGCTACGGATTTTGTTGCAATGTCCGCAAAGGTTGATTTGTTGTGGACAACCCTTTGGACTGTATTTAATAGTTGGATAGTTACTCCACAAGACGGTGGTGCGGCACTAAAGACCGCTTTTTTAGCTGCTTTCCCTCCGCCGGGGCCGACATCGACAAAATCGTCTAATCTAAAGGCTGATTAAAAATGGTAAGTGATTATAAATTAGATGCCTGCGGTGACCTTCTTATAGTAGACGGGGATTTAGTATTGATTGAGGGTAAGGCGCAAGCGATGCAAGCTTGTTTGGTATTTTTAAAAACCAATCTAACAGAGTTTTTTTACGATACTGATTTGGGTATTCCTTGGATCCAAAAAGTATTTGTAAAAGGCACGACTGTTGCTGAGATTAGAGGTTATATACAACGTGGTTTGACTGCACTAGCTGGTGTGGATCAAGTGGTCGAAATTATTTTTTCGGACTATGAACCGCACGAGAGACGTATAGAGATACAGATAAAAATAAAATTTACTGACGACGGCACTATCGACACTTTAATCTATAGAGGTACCACTAGTAGCAGTACAGCTTGCTATATTGACGCGCTGCAGCCACGTTTATACGACGATTTAGCTGTGTGGATTGATACCTCGACTGGTAGTTTAGATAATCTCGCAAAAGATTTTGTTATCGGTACGTCCACAATTAATGGGATGGTAGAGTTACCAAAGATTGATACACCTAACGCGCTCTCGTTAACCACCAAAGCTCTTAAACTATCTAATCTATACTCGTCTACTAACTATGCTAGTTTTAAATTAGACGATACACCTTATAACAAAGCCAGTAACTCATTAACAATTTTTTTAGCAGCGGCTCCTACTCAAAAAGTAAATTA